CCTCCGTCTCCTCATCGGCTCCCCGTCGGGCTCGGCCTCGGCTGTCCCCGCCGTGGGTCATGCCGCGCCCGTCTTCGCCAGGCGGCGCCCTCGCCGTGATGCGCAGCGGGGGTGGTGGTCGGCCGGTCAGGGCGCTGTTGACCGGCCGGCCCGCTGCGCTGCCGGGCCCGGGTGGCCCGGCTGTCGATTAGCCGTCGTCGGCCACGCCGTGCTCGAGGGTGACGCACCGCTTGTAGACGGCGGCGTCGCCGGTGAGCCGGTCGGTCGGCTGGCCGAAGCCCGCGGCGTACTTCCACGTCGCCGAGGCGACCTCGCCCAGCTTGTCGGTGGGCGCGCGGATGTAGACCTCGATGCCGTTGACGACGATGCGGATGCCCCTGTCGTCCATGTAGCTCGCCGCGCGCATGGCGCCCGGCAGGCCCGCCTCGGACACGGGCGTCGCGACCGTCGGGTGCTCGGTGATGCAGCCCGGCCCGAACACGAGCGGGCGCTCGATGCGGACGTCGCTGCTGTTGGTCATCACGGCGTTGCCGCCCGGGAAGGCGTCGTCGATGGTGAAGGCGCCCGAGCCGTCCACGGACTCGACGCCCGGCGCGGTGGACGTCTCGTAGACGTCGACCCGGCCGACGGTGCCGATGTACATGTTCGCGTACGCGGTGTCGTCGGTGCCCTTGCCCTGATTCTGCTGGCGCCACTCCTCGTCGCGCCGCAGCGAGACGACCGACTTGGGCGAGAGGAACGCCTTGTAGCGACCGTTCGGGAACGGCAAGACGTTCATGGTCGCCAGGCGCGCCGTGGCGCTGTCGAACATCGAGACGAGCAGGCGGTTGTTCTGCGTGAGGCTGTGCATCGACAGTCCGCCGCCCGAGCGGACGATCGGCGAGCGGGCCGCGCTGATGACGCGGTCGTACTGGTTCCAGGCCTTGGCGACCGCGAGCGTCAGGACGCCCGGGCCGTAGATGCCCTCGGGGTTGACCCCGTCGGTCGGGGCGCACCCGGTGACCACGGCCGCGGTGCTCGCGCCGATGGTGATGGCGAGCGGGTTGCTGGCCGAGACGTCGGCCATGGCGCCCGAACCGGCCTTCGCCTGATGGAAGCCGAAGCAGCACTGCACGGGGAGCGAAGTGCTGGCGCCCTGCGTGTCGGTGGCGTAGCTGTTGCCCGCCATGCCGACGGCCCAGCAGAGGTTTCGGACCTTCGCGTCGACGGACCGCCCGCCCTGGCTGCCGAGAGCGTCGAGCTTCGACTCGAGCTCGTTGATGACCTCCACGACCGTGTTGGGCATGAAGATGTCGAGCGAGCCGAAGTACTTGGCGAGGTAGGCCACCCACTGCTCGCGCAGGAGGTTTTGCGCGACGGGGTCCACGCCCGGCTGGCGCTGGCGGCCAGTCTTGGGGAGCAGGCCGTCGCGGGTGAACACCTGCGAGTCCGCCTTGGAGGTCCAGGGGTCGGCCTCGTCCACCATGAAGGATCGGATGATGAGGTTCGGCTGCAGGGGCCCGAAGAACTTGGCGGCCAGGAGGTTCTCCTGGACAACGTTGCGGACGTCCTGGCTCTGCTCGATCGTGGTCCACGGAATCGTCACGGAGGCCTCCTGTGAGCCTGTGTGCGCCTCCGTGGTCCCGTGCCGACTCTTGCCGCGGTCGTCGCGTGGTCGGGCTCGGGAGGCTAGTTCTTGTCAGGGGCGGCCCATGCCGCCCGTTTCGCTACTGCTGCGGCGCCCTCGCGGCGTTCCGCTTGATCTCCGCCATGCGCGCGGCGATCTCCGCGGGCTTGGCCGTGTTCGCGTTGAACGCGGGCGGCTTGTCCTTGCCGTCCGCGGGCCTGGGCTTCTCCGCCCCGTTGCCGCCGCTGTCGGCGGGCTTCTCCTCGACGCCCTTCAGCGTCGGGTGCTTGGTCGCGAGCTCGCCGAACCACGCCTTGGGGTCGAAGGCCTTGCGCGCGGCCTCGTCGAGCTTGCCGACGTGGCGCTCGTAGTAGGCCTCGGCGAGGTCCGCCTCCTTGATGCCGGCGGCAGTCATGGCGTCGCGCACGCGCTGCGCCTCGGTGGCCTTCTGCGCCTCGGTCTGGCGGGCGGTGTCGCGCTCGGCGAGGGCCGCCTTGATGGACGTGCTCGCAGCCTCGCTGACCGACTTCAGCATCTCGGCCTTGAAGGCCTCGGGGTCGAACATCGGGGGCTTGCTGGCGGGCTTCGCGCCCGCCGCTGCCGGCTTGTCGGCCGGCTTCTCGCCGCCCGCGACGCCGGGCTCGCCGGCGTCCGCCTCGCCCGGATCGCGACGGCCGGCCGCGAACTCCGCGAGCTCGTCCTCGGTGAGCTGATACTCCCTCAGCATCGCGTTGCGGCCCGATCGCATCGCCCGCTTGATGCGAGCCTCGAGCGCCTTCTTGCTGAGCCTGACCTCGTCGTCCCCGCCGCCTCCCTCGGGCTCGTCCTCGGAGGCCAGCGTGCGCATCACGCTCGGCCCGGCGAGCGGGTCGAATCGGGAGGGGCTCAGGTACGGGTCGTGGCGCTTCAGCATCGTCTCTCTCCTCCGGTCCCCTCTCCGACTCTTGCCGCGGTCGTCGCGTGGTCGGGGCGGGAGGTGTCAGTGAACAGTGGTGTCAGTGATCAGTCCTCGAACGCGTCCGCCAGCGCCTCGGCGAGGGCGGTGCCAGCAGCGCCCGTGCTGTCGGCGGTGAGTCCCGTGTAGATGAACACGGCCTCGTCGGACTCGTTGAAGTCCGTGCCCTCGGCCGTCACGACCCGGGTGCCGTAGTCGACCTTGAACTGCCCCTGCGTGAGCGTGCACAACGGGTGGACCTCGGCCTGCGTGAGGTAGCTTCCGGTCTTGCGGGCCATGACGATGGACCCCGGAAGCGGGACCTTCGAGAGCTGAAACTCGAAGCTCGCGTTGCACGCCTTGGTCTCGGTGACTCGCGTGCCGAGCGCCGCGAGCACGGCGGCCAGGTTGGCCTTGGCCGAACTGAGCGCGACCGGCAGCTTTGCCGGGTTGCTGTCGCCCAGGACCGCCTCGGTCGTCATCGTGCGGATCGTCGTCATGATCAGTCTCCCGCGAACATCAGCCGCCCGGAGGCGGAGCCGTTGAGCTTCAGGGCCGTGATGGGTCGGCTCGGGCAGTGGAGCGCGACGATGCCGTCGAGCGGCACGACTTGGTCGGTGCCGTCGGCGTGCGTGATCTTCAGTTGGATCGGCGAGTCTGCGTAGCCGACGAGCATCTTGACGCTCGCGATGGGCCCGAGGCCCACCGCAGCATCGGTCTGCGTGCCGGCGAAGCTGTGGGACTCGCTGTAGGCGTAGACCGCCTGCTCATCGATCGGCAGGGTGTCCGTCGGCCCGCTGCCGAGGCCGGCCGGCGAGCCGAGAACGAATGAGCCTGCGAGGGTGGCGCGCACTGCCATATGTGGGCAGGGTACGCAGCGGCCGGGGCCCGCGTCAAGAGAATTATGTGGAGGTTCTGCTCACGGTGGGAAATTTCTCTACACGCCGAGCGTGCCGGACGCCGGCTCAGGGGCCCGTGGACGGCAGCGGCTGGTAGGCGATGCGCACGATCTGCCCCATCGCGCCGCCGCCCGGAGGCGTGACGCGGAGGTACTTCGCGTGCGCGACGACGACGCGCCGCACGCTCACGGTCGTCGCGACCTCGGGCACCCAGTCGGCCGCGGCGACGGATGCCGCGGCCGTCGCCTGGCTCGCCGGCGTGCCGACGTCGACGGCGAGGCCCGCGCCCCCGAGCGCGGCGGCGCAGTAGATCTCGAGCTGGTGACGGTCCGTGCTCGGGTCGAGCGTGATGTAGCGGACGGTCGCTTCGAGGGCGGTCCAGTTGAGGACCTGGGGGGCGTATGGCTTCATGGACATGGCGTGTCTCCTTACGCGGCCCGCCGGGCCGCCTCCAGCGCCTGCGCCCAGGCCTGCTGACTCTCCGCGTCCAGCCGGCCGATGCCCCCGGGTGGCTCGCCCCACGACGCCCGCCACACGACGAGCGTGGCGCGGTCGTTGGGCCGGTTCGGCGGCTCGGTCGGGCGCGGGTTGTTCTTGTTGCCCGGGTCATCGAACGGATCGCCGGGCCTCCGGAGTTGTCCGTGGAGGTGAAGCGAGTCTTCGTCCACCCGGATGTCGAGCGGCTGACGGGTCGCGTCGTCCACGAACTCGGTCCAGCGCACGAGCGTGTCGTCGTAGCCGCCGTCCACGAGGGCCTGGCCCGCCTGAACGTGGCTCTGGCAGAATGCCCAAGCGCTCTCGGTCCTGCCGATGCGCTCCGCACGCCAGTAGCTGCCCTCGACCGTGCTCTCGAGGTCGTGCGCGAGCTCGGTCATGTTGCGGCCCGACGCAAGCCCGGCGGCGACCTTGTGCTCCATCGCGCGCACGAGGCCCTCGCTGTAGACCTCGCGGACGATGGTCTTTAGCCGCAGGTGATGGCGCTCCAGGAGCGAGCGGTCCAAGTTGTCGGTCGCGCCGACGAGGCGGGCGACTTCACGGATCGGCACCGGCGCGAGCACTCGCGGCCCGAGGGCCGTCTGGATGGCGTCGATCTCTTGGACGGCGGAGGCCATGCCGGCCTCGGCGGAGACGCGAATCCGATCGAGCGTGACGTCCTTGACGCGGCCGGCGAGTCCGCGGCCGAGCTCCTGCAACTGCACGAGGAGGGCGCGCTTGTTCGCTGTCGTGAACGTCTCCTCGCCCTTCCATCGGGCGAGCTCGCCGCGCAGCTTGGCGATGGCGTCCGCGAAGACGGGCGCAAGGGCAGCGAGGGCGTCGCGACGCGTGACGAGGTCGAAGCGGCGGCGGATGAGGCCGAGCAGGCGCACGACCTGGCGCATGCCCGTCGTGACCGCGCCGGGGCCGGCGCCCCCGCCAGAGAAGCCGGGAGCCCCCGGGAGTTGGAGAGCGACGCTCACGTGGGCGGCTCGGGCGTCTCGGGCCGGAACCCGCGACCGACCTCGCCCATGATGCGCTCGGCCTGCTGAGACGAGAGCGAGAACAGCACCTCGAGCATCCCGATCCCCGAGTTGCGCGGGATCTCGCCACGCGCGACCGACGTCACGATGCCCGTGGCCGCGGTGACCTGCGCGCCATTGAGAACCGCCTCGGGCACGACCTCGACGTTGGCGGCGGGGTCTGGCGTCACGCCCCCCCCTCCGCCGCCGCGGCCGGATCGTCGGCGAGCGGCTTTCCGTCGCCTCCTCCGCCCTTCTCCAGCCCCGAGATCAGCCGCTCGTTGATGGCGGTCTCGGCCGCTGCTGCCGCGGCCTCGCGCTCGGCCCGGGCCTTCTGCGCCTTGCGGTAGGCCTCGATGGGGTTGCGGAGCTGGACGACGTCGGCGGCCTTGCGCGCCGCGGTCTCGGAGTCCCACCAGGCGCGGTCCTCGCCCGTGCCGAGGGCGCCAAGCCAGGCGGCTGCATCGGTCGCGCCGGCGGCCACGTGCGGCGGCCACTGGAGGCGGACGACGCCGCCCTTGCCGAGCTGGCGCGGGATGAGCTTGGCCGGCGCGTCCGGGTCCTCGGGGTCGTCCACGACCCGCGGCGGGATGTGGAGCACGCCGCGGGTCGCCACCATTGGCGGACCCATCGGCTGCACCTCGCCGTCTTCGTCTTCCGACATCACGGCGGGCGACGGCACGCTGGCGGGCTCGAGCCGAATCGCCGTAACGTTCCGGCCGTACTCGATGAGCAAGTCGATCATGTCGATGATGACCGGGCCGTACTGGCCGCGGAGCAAGTCGACGTGGGCGAACATGTCGCCCTCGCGGCGGTTCACCTCGCTCGCGGTCTTTTGAACCGCGCTGTCGTGCTCGAGAACGACGTGGCAGGCCTCGAGGATGCCGGCCTTGAGGAGCGCGGCGTTCTCACGTGCATGCTGGACGCCCGCGCCGCTCATCTCGACGTAGTTGGCGCTCCCGCCCTCGCCGAGCACGAGCGCGTGGTCGGAGCCCTTTAGCACGGGCTCGCCCGGCTTGGGCTTGGCCTCCTTGCCCGAGAGGCCGAGCGTCGGGTCGCAGTTCTTCCCCGTCGCGTGCAGCGCGTGCGCGATCATCGCGTCGTACTGTTCGATGGACTCGAACTGCCCCTCGCAGTCGGGCTCCCCGTCGATGTCCTCGCAGTTCGGCGTGTTCTGCGCCCAGAAGGCCGGGCAGCGCGGGAAGCCGTGCGGGACGCGCTTGGCCTCCTCCCATTCCTTCGGCGCCGGCGTCCACCGCGCGTGTTGCTGCCGCACGGGGAGGTAGAGCACGTCGTCCCGGTCCTCAATGCGGCGCCGGTAGAAGTACCAGGCGCTCTCGACGCGGCCGGTCTCGGGGTTGCGCTCGCGGCGGACGTAGCTGTAGCGGATCTCGAGCGCGGCCAGTCGTCCGCGGGCGCGGTCACGCCAGAGCGGCCGGCAGTGCTTGGGGTTGTGCCGCTCAACCAGGATGTGGCCGTCGTGCACGGCCCACGACAGGACCGCCGAGCCCATGCCGCCGCCGTAGTTCCGCGCCTCGTGCCACGCGGTCCAAAAGCCGCACGCGTCCGTCGCGCCCTCGACCCAGTCCTCGGAGTCCGGATCGCCGAGGACGCGGATCCGGGGGTGCGTCGACTCGGAGAACAGCAGGCCCGTCAGGCGGTGGACGATGGTGCGCCCGAGGCGTGAGGGCGCCGAGGGGCAGCGGTGGGCGTGCGGGACGACGAAGCGCGCCACGTTGGATTGCGTGACGGTCCGCAGCGCCTCCAGCGTGTGCCCCGCCCAGTCGTGCGTCCGCTCGGCGTACTCGAACGTGCGGATGAACCGCTCGTAGCGCTCGAGTCGGGACCATCGCGAGTCCGCGTCCTGGTCGGGTAGTGCCTCCTCGAGCGCCAAGGCCTGCGGCGAACGGTAGGTGAACGGGGCGACCACGGGGGCATGCTACGCCCACATGTGGCGAATGTCTACACTGTGGTGAGAAGGTTCACACGTGCGGCGCGCGCTACCACCCGAGCCGGATGTCCTCAATGTGCCCCGTGCCCATGCGCAGACCCTTCCATGCGATCCACGCGCTCATGAGGAGGTCGCCACAATGGCGTCCCGGCTGGTAGTCAAAGCACTGAGCGAGGAAGCGCTCGACCATGGGGTCGGCCTGGAACGCGAGCGGCTGGCCCTCGCCGCTCAGGCTCTCGCACGGCAGGGCCGCGGCGCCGTTCGCCATGTCGGCGAACATGCCCGTGATCCCGATCGTCGGGTCGTTCTTGTCGCTGCCGGTGTTCACCGGCTCAAGCGTCGGGAGCGCCCCCGAGACGCCCGACTGCACATCGCCCTGGGCGAGCTGAATGAACATGTCCTGGCCGCCGTTGTCCTCGCAGAACAGCCGCGCGCCGGGGTAGCGCTGGCGGTGGTCGACGAGCCGAGCGAGGAGCCCGTGCGCTCCCCACCGAGCATCTCGGGCGTCCCACTCGGCCCAGATGAGGTTCCATCGGCCCTCGGCGTCGCCGAGGAGCGTGGTCACGCTCATGAGGTCGCCGCGGCCCTGCGTGCGCTTGTGGGCGGGGTCGGCGCCAACGGAGATGAGGTAGTCGCCCGAGACGCGGCCGGACTGCAAGGGCTTGCGCCCGAGGCCGGCGCGCAGCGCCCGCCACGCCCACTCCTCACGGAACAGGCCCGATGTGTCGGAGCGCGGCCGGCAGTCGAGGAGCCCGGGCGCGAGGATGAAGCCGACCTCTTTGGCCTTCGCGGTGTAGTAGGCATCGTCCCACCGCGCCGGCCAGGCATAGGTCCCGTCGGGGTTGCGCGCCGGCTGTACGATGGTCGGCCAGCCCTGGCGCATGAGCTCGTGGCCGAGGTCGTCCTTGTGCCAGGCGTTGTGCGCGAGCGTCACCGTTCCGTGGCGCAGCACGCGGCTGATGAACGTGCCTCGGATGCGCTTGTTCTTGGACGCCCGCTCATCGGCCGTGCGCGTCGTCTTTTCGATGTAGGAGTCGTCCACGACCAGGTCGTGAATGCGGGCGCCGAGGCCCTTGCCGTCCACGCTGCAGGCGCGCAGCGTCGGGTTGGAGTCGCCGACGTTGGGCCGGGCGACGGTGAACTCGCCGTCCGTCCACTTCGCCGAGGTGCCGGTCGCCGGTCGGACGTGCGGGAAGACGGCGCGGTAGTCGGCGCTCTCGAGCAGCTCGCGCACGGCCTTGACGCGCCGGACGGCCTCGGTGTCCGCCTGCGAGAGGATGGCGCGGTGGAGGTCAGGACGTAGTCCGATCTTCTTGGCCATCCGGGCGAGGGTGAACACCTCGGACTTGCCCATGTCGATCGCCGCGATGATGTTCAAGCGCTTGTGCGCCCGGGCGGCGATGTGCCAGCCGACGTGCACGCGCGGCACCTTCCACCGGAGGTCGACCGTTTCGTTGTCGAGGCCCTCGGGGTGGGCCCGCGGCACGAGCTCGCAGAAGGCGATGTCGCCCCGGAGGCTGTCCTCGGCCGCGAGGCGCGCCCATCCGCCCAGCACGGCGGCCGCGAGCACGCGCGGCGAGGCGCGGTGGATGCGGTCCTCGGCGCGGCGCCAGACGAGCTGGCCGTCCTCGATGGTGCAGGTGGCGGTCGGGGAGAGGGTCATGGGGCCTGGCGGTGGATTGGGCGGTCCTCCGCCCGCTCTAGCAGTCTGATGACGCGAGCCTGGTACGCCTCCGCGGATCTCATGAACTCGCCGGGGTGCTCGCGAGCACGGAGCGCGTAGAGCGCCAAGATCCATGCCTGCGCGTGAAGCACGGCGCGCCCGTCTCCGGCGTCGCGCGCGGCTTCACCATACTCCTCGATGGCCGACAGGAAGCTGCGCATGACGTCGGGCGTCGGGACGCTGCCTCCGATGCGCTCGACGTGGCTTTCGTCGCTCGGACAACCAGACCCACCATGAACTGCGGCATCGCCTCGCCTCCTCAATGCACCGTAATCACCGGGTCCGCCGGCGCCCCGCCCGGCGGAGCCCACGCCTCCGCCGGCGCACCAAACCCGTAGGCCTGCAGCGCCGGCAGCGCGAGTTCCAAGAACGCGAGCAGGTCTTCGTCCGGGAGGTCGGCCAGCGGGTTGGGCGCCGCCGCATTCTCGATGCGCAGCGACTCCGAGGCCCCGCCAAGAATCGCCGCCTCCACGGCGTGCAGGTCGCGCAGCGCCTGCGCCGGCCGGTCGAGGTGCACGCCCTTCGCTTTCAGGTCGCGGGCCTGATTGGCGACCACGGCCTTGAGCGTCCGGGTCGTGCGCAGCGTCGCGGCCGTGGCCTTGGCCAGCGTGTAGTCGGCGCGAAGGGCGGCGTCGCGCTGCACCTCCTGGAATCGCTTACGCAAGGGCTTCAGGCCGCGGCTCGGGTCGCCGTCGTTGATGTAGCGGCGGGCGGTTGGCGGCGAGACGCCACACCGAGTGGCAACGTACAGGCCGCTCTGCCTCTCTTGGTACGCGGCCCACATTTCGTTGTACTTGTCAACGCTTATGGCGGTAGCGCCGTCGTTGCCGCTTCGCCCGCGGGCCTTTCGCTTCTCTGGCGCCTTCCGCTTCACGTGCTACAGTGTGCCAGATTGGCGAGCGCGCGGTCGCCCCATCATTTCGCCCCACGACGACCCGCGGTCGCGCCGGTGAGCTCCCGCTCGCGCTCGGCCCGCTCCGCATCGTACGGCGGCCTCGGATGCCCGCGG